GTCAACGTCGAGCTTGTCGAGCACACGCGGACCCTGTAGTTGCGGACCGGGGGCAGGCAGCTTGCTCACTGCGCGTTTCACGGTCGCGGTCACGAACTCCTCGATGCGAGGCGGCAGGTAGTGATCGTCGACGTGGTTATGGTGCGCGATGGCTTGCTCGATCATGTCGAGGATCGCTTGCTCCATCGGGTTGGCAGCTTGCGGCGCAGGCGGCGCTTGCTCCTCGGGCAGCTTGGGGAAGTCCTGCATCTCGTCGCCGTCGTCACCGTCGTCGTCACCGGCACCGTCGTCCATAGCGTCGGGCGCATCGTGCTCGCCGTCGCCGTCACCGGCACCGGCACCGTCGTCGTCACCGTCGTCACCGTCGGGCTGGACCGGAGCACGCTCCGGCGTTGCGCGGGGGCCGTCTTCCAGCGGGTCGCGCTGATCGTCAAGGAATCCATGTTGCTTGGCGTACTTGACGAACTCCGCCGGTGACATGGCAGCGGGGTCCAAGCCGTTAGCGCGAAGATGGGCGCGGGTCTTGGCTTTTTGGGTCATGGTCATCTTGGTGAACGTAGACATTGAAGTCTCCTTGTTTAAACGTGGTTGGGGTATCTGGCGAGTCGCCATTTGAAGACCCCGCGCTCTTGCGAGAGCGGGGCAGACAGATGATCACTCGAACGTCATACCGTTTCGGCAGACCGGGCAGTCAGCACCGGCGCGGTCCCAGGCGTCGATGTGCTTGGCACTGGCGCGGACCGTAAATCCGCAGTTGTTGCAGCTCGCCTTGAGCATGCGAGTGCCTTGCTTAGGCTTGACACGCGCCGTCGCTGTCAGGTGACCGGCAGGAATGTCGCCGTACTCGGCAACGTACCAATCAAGAAGCTCTTGAAGCTCCGGTGACGGCGGCGTCTCGGTCCACGGCGCTTGCATACCGGCGCTCTTGGCGAGGCGTACGAAGTTGCCGCGATGACCGGACTCGTTGTCGTCAATCGCGTGGCAATACTCGTGCAGCGCCGTGACCAGCATGCGCATCGTGTCGTCCTCGGTTGGGCAGAGGAACATTTCGTTGACGCCGTCGCTGGAAGCGGCGCGCTTGAAACACGCGCCGAGAATCCTGCGATTGCGGGTCGGGCGAGTGCCGGGCGGCTGGCCGAAGCCGATGCGTAGCGGCGGACGGTCCTCGCTCGGGAACAGCTCGTCGTGCGCCCAGTTGAGGAACGCGTAGATGTATTGTTCGCGAGCGGCGTTGGAATTGTGTTGCATCGTTTAAACCTCCAGTTCGAACGTGTTGTTATCGAGGGCGTCGAGCATTTCGAGGACAGCGTCGTCGTAAGACTCGGGCAGGTTGATCGTGTTGTCGTGGGCGTTTTGCATAGGTCGCTCCTGGGTCGTGGTTGGGTTGGTTGGGTGTTGCTCAGGCATGACCACTCTTGCGAGTGGGCATGTTGAGCAGGGGATGCTCTCGCAGGGCTTCTGACACGCGGCGAGCCGGTTAGCTGTCGCGCATTACTCGCCGCCTACCTGCTCCGCGAATCAATGGATCGCTCGAAAAGGGTCGTGGGTGGCGAGCATTGTGCTGCTCGTCTCGTGTCGTACTCGTCTGGCTTGAAGTGCCGTCCGGTCAAGTCCGGTGGTGCCCGTTATGGGTGGCGGGGTCGGGTCGCTGTTTCCAGTCCCTGTCTCTCCGGTCCTCTTTGCGTTAGCTGGCATGTCGACTGCCGTCCCGCGAATCAATGGATCGCTCGGGTCGGGTCATGGTCTGCGCCGTATGCTGTAGCAAGGGTCTCTCCGGTGAGTTGGCGACCCGTTTAAACGATGCGTTTTGTCGTGCGCTGTCGTTAGGGCGAGTCGCCCAAGCCTATTGATTTGCCTCGCCGCCTGTATTGCGAAGGGTTCACACAGTGCGGGTGTTGCTCCCGCTTGGCTCTCGCCGCGCCCCTGTCACCTTTCGGGTGTCGGGCTTTTTGTCACCGGGGTTGCCCCGTCGACGAGACACACTTTACGGTATGGTTTACACGACTGTCAAGCAAAATCGTAAACTTTCGTTCAACGGGTGATGAAATGGCGCGAAAGCTGTCAACGTGTCACCGGCGGATTCCCAATGAAATCAATGGGTTAAATAGAGTTAGGGACTAGGTGACAGAGAGACAGTAGTTTTATAAGAGTAGGTAGAGAAATAGTGTAAACCGTGACGCTTTACACGTAGAAGTTTCAGAAGTTTTTCTTGTCATTGTCACCGGTCACTGTCACCGGCTCCGGCCCGTCGTTTGGCCCGCTGTCGCACTGGGTGGCGACTGCTAAAGCTGCGATACAGAGACCCATTGATACTTTGATCCTGAGACTCTGTCGGGCTGTTTAAACGCTAGGCCCAGAGCTACGGCGTCGCCGCGTTTAAACGCCATATATGCGGCACGTTTGCCCAGGCTGAAATCTGCACCCCCACCCCCGCGAATCGCGAAAAAATCATCGTCTCTCTAGTCCACCCCTAAACTTTTTCGCAAAATGGCGACCTGTACACCGCAACGTAAACTGCGTTTTTTGCAAAACGACGACCCGTACACCGCCAGCGTAAAGCCTTCTCGTTAGATTGTGTAAACGTGCTAGACTTGACAAATGACCGATGTTGAGTTGACAGACAACCAATACGAGTTGGACATCCTTCGGGCTGACCACCTTGATTACATCGAGCCGGACGATCCGCATTATCAGGAGATGACGCGGATCACGTCGGAGCTGGCGCATATATCGCGTTCGCTTAACGCCAAGCGTCGCAACGTGGCACGGCTCTTTTGTGAGGGCCTGCAAAACGTCGAGATAGCTGAAAAACTCGGCATCTCGCCACAGACCGTGGGAGCCGCGTTAAAAGACAAAAAGGTCCAGCGCCAGATCGCGCTTATACAGCGCCGACAACACATCCAGGGCGGACCAAGCCGTGAGGCACGTCAGGCTATGCTCTGGCGTATTGCGTTGCGGTCAGAGGCAGAACAGCCCGCTGTGGCGATCCGGGCCGTGGATACGATGAACAAGGCAGACGGCACGTACATGCCTGCCGCTGACGGCGCAGGAGGCTTGGTAGTCAACATCAAGAACTTCACGTTGAACGCTCCCGCCCATGAAGTAAAAGAAGAGCGCGAAGAGAAGGACATCACTCCTGCCCCATTCGCGCCGATCACGGTGACGGTCCCCGACGCCAATGCCTGAGATTTCCATACCGAACCAGTGGCAACCCATGGCGCACCAGATGCCGGTCTGGAACGCCATGCAACAGGGTATTAAACGCGCCGCTTTGTGCTGGCACCGCCGGGCGGGGAAAGACAGCTTTGCAATCAACTATCTGGCGACTGCCGCCATGCAAGAGGTCGGCGTCTACTGGCACTTGTTACCGACGGCGATCCAGGGCCGTAAAGTGATCTGGCAGGGCATCGACCGACACGGCAGAAAAGTCATCGACCAAGCGGTGCCCAAAGAGCTGCGGACCCGGACCCGCGACGACGAAATGAGCATCCAGCTTGTAAACGGGTCTCTGATCCAGATCGTCGGGTCGGACAACTACGACAACTTGGTCGGGTCCAACCCGCGTGGGGTGGTGTTCTCCGAGTATGCGATTGCGAACCCGAGCGCCTGGGCGTACATCCGGCCCATCCTGCGAGAGAACAACGGATGGGTCATCTTCATTTCGACCCCGCGTGGGCACAACCACTTTCATCGTCTGTTCCACGACAACATGGACTCGCCGAACTGGTTCTGTGAGCTTCGTGACATCACGCAAACGTGTCGTGAGGATGGGTCGCCCATCATTACGCTGGCGGACCTGGAAGAAGAGCGTCGCGAGGGCATGGAAGAGTCCATGCTTCAGCAGGAGTATTTCTGTAGCTGGGAGGGCGGGCTGCAAGGCGCGTACTTCACGGACGAGGTTAACGACATCCGCAACAACCGGATGGGTCATTACGCCTACGACGACTCGCCTACGCTCACCGCTTGGGACATCGGTGTGGCGGACAAGACCGCCATTGGTGTCTTTGGGCGACATCCGGCTACGGGCCAGCCTATCTTGTACGACGCGTACGAGGATAGAAACAAAGGGCTGGCGCACTATGCCAAGCAGATTCGAAAGTGGCAGGATACTTTCTTGTTTAACTGGCACTTCGGGCCACATGATTTAAACAAGACGGACTTTGCGACGGGCACTCGCATGGTCGACCGAGCGTATGAAATGGGTGTGAACTTCGAAGTGCTGCCCCGTGCTGACCTAGCAGACGGCATCGACCACCTGAGAGCGTTCCTGCGCCAGCTTCACGTCAACGAAAACGACAACACACGCCACGTGCTCGACATGCTGGGCAGCTATCGGCGTGAGTACGACGACAAAAACATGATTTTCAAGGACAAGCCCGTCCACGATTTCGCCAGCGACACCACGGATATGATGAGATACGCTGCGCAAGCGTACGATCCGGTGTTATTGGGCCAGGGTCAAACTCGTCAGGTAAAGGCCAAGCGCGCCGTGGGGTATTAGTATGACACCGCAAGAAACGATTAAACGATTCAGCGCGCTGGAGAGTCAGCGTAAGACCGTCGAGCAGACTTGGGAAGTGATCGAGCGGTTCGTCGCGCCGTATCGCGGCAAGTTTTTTCGTGATTCACCCAGTGAGCACGGCATCGAGTGGAGCCAGCGGCAGATTTATGACGCGACGGCTGTGATGGCGCACCAGTCCCTCGCATCATCGCTCCACGGGAGCCTGACCAACCCCAGCATCCGGTGGTTTGAAATGGCGTGGCGACGTCCTGAGCTACGTGATAGCCACGAAACGCAGGTATGGTTGGAGAACGCAGGCAAAAAAGTCTACGACACGCTCCAGGATTCGAATTTCAATCTCGAAATAAACGAAACGTACCGCGACCTGACCAGTTTCGGCACGAGTTTCCTGCTTCAAGAGCCGAACGCGGACTTTACGGACGATTGGGACGGCATCAACTTCACCAGCGTACCGATAAAAGAAGCGTTTTTCGAACCGGACGCAAAAGGGCAGTGCAAAGCGTTCTATCGACGCATGCGCTGGAAAGCGAGCCAGATTATCGACAAATTCGGCGCGGAGAACTGCCCCGACGCGATTATCAGCGCCGCCGAGCGCGCCAGCGACGAGCAATTTGAGATTATTTTCGCGGTTTGGCACGCGCCCGAAAAAGACGCCAACGTCACGCGTTTGGTTACCCCGGAAAACCGGCCCTATCCGTATCAGTACGTGCTCCGCAACGGCGGGCACGTGTTTAAACGGGGTGGGTACTACGAAATGCCCGCCTACGCTCCGCGTTGGCTGACCACGTCCGAGTCGGTCTGGGGTAACTCGCCCAGCATGGTCGCCCTGGCGGACATCCTGAGCTTGAATCAGTTGGTCGAGCTTCAGCTTAAAGCGTTGGAGAAAGTCGTCGACCCGACGATCTTGGTCGACGAGCGCGCTACGTTGTCCGACCTTAATCTGGGGCCGGGCGAGGTAAACAGCATGCGGGACATCGACCGCATACGACCCTTTGAGTCCGCAGCGCGGTTCGACGTCAGCCAGATGAAGGTCGAGGACCTGCGCGCAGCGATTAACCGCTATTTCTTTATTGATCAGCTTGAGTTGAAAGAGTCGCCAGCGATGACCGCGACGGAAGTCCAGGTGCGCTACGAGCTTATGCAGCGCCTCCTGGCGGCGACCCTGAGCCGCCTGCGCCACGACCTGCTGGACCCGCTCGTGCAGCGTACGTTCAATCTCCTGCTGCGCTCCGGCGAGCTGGGCACTGTGCCCGAGGGTGTTGAGAACGCCGACTATGATGTCGAGTACATCGGACCCCTGAGCCGCAGCCAGCGGTTCGATCAAAGCGCCAGCCTGGAGCGGTGGATCACGCAACTGCAACTGATCGCGCAGCTTGGACCTGAGGCCGAGCAAGTGCTCGCCGTGCCGGACTGGGACAAGGTCGCTCGCATGGCGGCGAAAAATCTGAACCTGCCCACGGAACTGACTCGCGATGCGCGTGACGTAGAGGCGGATATGCAGTCACAACGTGATCAGCAAGCGCGGCAAGCGCAATCAGAAGCGGCGGCAAACGAAGCTCGCGCCGCTAAAGACATCGTCCAGGCTGAACAGCTACGCGGCGGTAACCCCAACATAGCGGGAATTTAAACAGTGACTTCGGTACGGCAGAAAAATCTGGAACTGTTTCGTCAGGTGCTTAACACCACGGACGGCGAAAAACTCATGGAAGAGTTAAACGAGATTTGGAACCCGGACATTTTGTTTGCCGATTCACCCCAGGAGTTAGCGTACAAAGCGGGACTTCGTGACGCTTTTATGCTGCTGAAAAGTTTACAGAGCGGAGAGTATATAAATGAGCGACGACACCACGACGGAATACCAGACTTCGACGAATGAGGACTGGCGGTCCAGCCTACCGGAACCACTTCGCGACGCGCCGTTTATCGGCAAGGCGAACGACCTGGATGATGCAGTCGGGAAGCTGGCACACGCCGCCAAATTGGTCGGCACAAGCATCCGTATACCGGGCGAGGACGCGTCGGATGAAGACAAGGTAAGGTTCTACGAGAAGCTGTCTGAGGTCCCTGGCGTAGCGCGCCTGCCTGATCCTAATAGCGCCGAAGACATGGCGAAGTTGCTCGCCAAGCTGGGTGCGCCTGACGAGCCTCAGAAGTACAAGATGCCTGAGGTCGACGATTTCGAGTGGGACGAAGACGTTGCCAATGACCTGCGCCGCTACGCGCAGCAAGCGGGCATGACTCCGGTGCAGTTTGAGATTTTCTCCAAACAGATCGCAGAGCAGGAACGCAACGCGGATTCCGAGTCGCAGCGCGAAATGGAAGAACAGCGCAAACAGCTACGCCTGGACTGGGGCGAGACGCTGGAGTCGCGGGAGAATCTGATCCGTGGATGGCTGAACAAGTCTGAAGCGCCGGAATCCATGCGCGAGTTACTGGACAACCGCAGCTTACCCCTAGACACGATGAACTGGCTGTTGAGCGTTGCCGAGCAGTTTAAAGGCGACGTCAGCCCCGTCAGCAAAGACGCACCCCAGGAACCCGAACTCGATCCGACGTCGGCCCGCGAAGAAATCTCCAAGATTCTCAACGATCCGGCGTATTTCAACGCTGCGGACCCCCGGCACAAGGATTTGGTTAACAAAATGGTGAAAATGCAACGGCTTGCCAACCCCAAGCAGGCGGCATAAACTCACCGCGTCAGGCGGGACTATCGGCGACGACCCCGTTTAAACCCTGACAACAACAGGCCCGGAATCGGAGCACCTGCTAGTTAATTTTGTTTCTTAGCTATAGGAGTCCGATTCATGGGCCAGTCAGTTGAAAATGCTTACATCCAGACATACGAATCCGTAGTTCGCCATCTTGCCCAGCAGGGCATCACCCGCCTCCGTCCCTACGTGATGGAGAAGTCCGTTCAATCCGAAGCGCATAACTGGGAGCGCCTGGGTACCCAGGAAGCGGTCGCAAAGACTGCCCGTCTGGTCGACACCCCTGAGCAGGACTACCCCTTCTCGCGGCGTCAGAGTCAGCCTGTGACGTACCACACGGGTGACACGACTGAACAGGAAGACCTTGTTCAGATGCTCGTCGATCCCAACAGCAACATTGCTCAAGCCCAGGGTAAGGCTATGCGCCGCGCCCACGACGACGAGATTATCGAAGCCGCAGTCGGCCCGTCTCGTGACGGCGACGGCAACGCGGTTGCTTTTGACACGGACCAGAACGTCGGTGACGGTTCCGCTGCCATCAACTTCGACATCGTGACCGAGGTCACGGAGAAGTTTATGGCGAACGACATCGACCCCGACGAGTCGAAGGTCTTTGTTATCAGCCCCCGCCAAGCGCGCAAAATCCTCCAGCTTACGGAAGCAACTTCCGGCGACTACAACGCAGCACGTCCGCTGACGAGCATGGGTTATGTCGAGTCCTGGATGGGGTACACCTGGATCGTTTCAACGCGGTTGCAGTCTCCGGCTGCTGACGAAGAATACTGCTTCGCCATGACCCGTAAGGCGATTGGTATGCAGATGAACCGGGATGTTTGGGTTCGCGTCGCAGAAGACCCGACGAAGTCCTTCGCATGGCGCATCTACGCGGCCAGCACCTTCGGTGCGGTCCGTGTGGAAGACGAGCACCTCGTACGGGTGCATTTGTCGCAAACCATCTGAGGAGGTATCCAGGATGACTGACGACTACACCGTGAAGGAGGACCGCTGCGAGCCGAATATGCCGTGCCCGCAGCCGGAGCCTCGTGACTGTGAGGGTGACATAACCCTCAACGGCAAACTGACGATGGAGTGTTGCTGTCCGCAGCTTCGGACGAAGACCTTCATCATCAACATTGGACCGCAGACGGAAGCCAGCCTGTTCACGTTTTTGCAGAACTCTGTAGATTCGTGGGAGAGCAACGGCTATCTGATCATGGCGCACAGCCTCGTCGACACCGGCGCGGGTTGGGGCCTTGGTCTCACCGTCGGCTATTACGCATTTCCCTAAGGTGAGTGTCTTGGGGGCTTCGGCCCCCCTTTTTTTTACCGGAGAATAACTTTGAAATCAGGCGCAAATTTCCGCGACATCAACCGCATTAAACGCTTGTCTTCTTCTGGCATGTCTGTTGCCCAAATTTCTGAAGAACTACGGATTGAAAAGTCTGTGGTCGATGCTTTTGTTAAGCCAGTGAAAAAGGAGACTCCTAAAAATGCGTCCTGACATTGCAAGTGCAGCACTCCAATTCCTCCAGCGGGTACAGCTCTCCCCGCAGGAAATCCAAGCGTTCATCGCGGTCGAAACCGCTTTGAAGCGCGCAGCCCAGGCGGAAGTAACCCAGGAGGTGAATGATGCCGATTCAAGCGAACACCCGGATCAAACTCGGATCGTCGGAGCCTAAGACCAAAGCAGTCGTCGCCAC